TTATCACCATTAAGTACTTCTAATGTTATCTGTCTTACTAAAAGCTCAAATAACACTCCAGTATTCTTAACCTTAGAATGTTTTATTTTTTTCATTTATTTCCCTATATTTAACCTAATGTCTATAAACTAACACATATAAATATAAACTTTTTAATGTTTATTAAAATTTGGTGTCATCTAACAGGTTATTTTCATCCAAAAGGTCAGTTTTTTGTGTTTTTTCACTTAAAATTCTCTTTTTTGCTGAAATCCCAGTAATATATTCTTGTGCTAATTTTTTACTTGACTCGATTGAACGATTTTCTCTTTTGCGTTCTTTCTCATTTTCTTTGTTTCCTAATGGGTCTCTACCATATGGATGTTTATCTTTACCATATGTATTTCCCTCTCTTGGTCTACCACCTTTATTATCTACAATCTCCTGTTTCATTTTTTGAATCTCCTCCTCCACATTTTGTTGTTCAGGTGGATTTGCCGGGTCTTGTCCTTGTTGTTCAATTGAGTTATAACGGAATCTATCTTTAAGGTCTAATACCATCTTAGCTCTTTCCATATCCATTTCATCTTCACTCATACTGAATACATTGTGGAATACCCAATCGGTAGACAACATATTCATTCCTTTAATATCAGTTGCTAATCTAACCTTTTCACTCCATAAGTTTACCTTCTCTTGCTCATATATTGTAGATGAGTTGGTTAAAGTAAGTTGAAAGTTTGTCATTTCGGCATCATCAATACCTTGTCCAGCTAAGTGTACGATTGCAATCTTATATAATTCACTAACAATTGTTCTTTGAATTCTTTCGATAGTTCTAGCAAAACGAACATCTTCTGCAGCTAATGTAGCTTTACCATTAACGTTTTCATCATATGATAAGTAAGCCTTTGGTACTTTTAATGCTGCAAATAATTTAGCTTTTAAGTAATCAATATCTTCAACTGCTGCATAGTCTAATCCAGCTAAGTTTTCAATTGATGTACCACTATCTCCACCCCTAACAGGTAAAAAGAAATCTTCAGTAAGATTCTGAATATTATATTTTAAGTTATAGTCACCACTATTTTTATCAACAAACGGAGTTTTCTTCATTTTGTTGATAATCTTTTGCATATAGTTATCAACTTCTTGAGGGTTGATGTTACCAATATCAATTTTGAACACTCTCTTTTCAGGTGCTCTCATAATACGATGGATTAACATCGCATCTTCCATTAAGGATAATTGTTTCCAAACTCTACGACCGTTTTCAATCATAGCCTTACCATATGGTAAAAAGTTTGTATCTGAAAGTAAACGAAAGTGAGCCATTTCATAGTTCTCATATTCCTTTTTACCAAATCTATCTAATTCAACTTTATATTTAACATAATTCTGATTCAATGGGTCAGTACCTTCCAATCTTTCAGTATTATATACAGAATATGGAGTTACATTAATAATACCTTTACCTTCTGCAATTTCCAATGCTAAAAAGAAATCTCCATATTTTACTAAGTTTCTTACCCAAGGCCATAAGTTGAATTCTATATTAATAACATCATAAAATAAGTTATGAAGTATTGCACTTACATTTTCGTTTGATGATTTGATTGATAATACATCACCATATTCATTTTTTGTTGTTGATTCATCAGCGTATATATCTAATGCAGATGCTATAATTGGGTCATTATCCATAGCATCATAATCTCTAAATAATTCTCTACGAACTTGGTGGTATGCCATTGATTGTGCACCCTGATTCGTTTCGTAATAAGACCTTTGTAACTTTGTATATCTGTCTCTTAGATTTACGAAGTTAGTATTCATTTGTCTTTCTTCAGTATCAACTACTCTACGTTTACCATCTTTATCAACGGTTACGATTGCATTTGATGCAAATAGCTTCTTCAGTCTACCAAAAAAACTCCTATCATCTATTTCCTGTTCTGCCATAATTTATTATTAATTTCTACAAAATCCTATTTTGACATTATATAACATAAATATCGTAAAATATCAAAACACTACAACCATTGGGATAAATCTTCAAATCCATCACCAACTCTCATTTTCCAAGGGTTATCATCTCTACTACTACCACCACCATATATTCCTTGATTCATATTTGATGTAATACCACCCATAGCACTTTTTGTTAAATCAACACCCTGCTGTCTTAAACGAAGTGCGGTATCTCTAACCCACAATCCAATTGAAAATGCCATTACCAAGTCATCATTATAACCCTTCATAGCCTCAGCTCTACCATTCATATAGATAAATGTAAATAACTCATCTATCAAACGATTAGAACGAATTATAACTGATTTCTCTCTAAAGTAATCAGTCAATTTAGATATAATTAAAGGTCTAGTCTTAGAAGTAGTTGAAAATCCAGCTACTAATCCTCTTTCTTCAGCTCTATATCTATTTGTCATTTGATTCTCTACATCAATATATTTTAAATCCTTACTCATATAGAATAAGTTTTTATATCCTCTATCAATTACTTGCTGAATTGTTGCCCAACCAATGTTTGCATTCTCCACTACAAGCAAAGCATCATTATATTCAGTTGAAAGAGATACTAAAAAGTTTCCAAAATCTTTTGTATCAACTTTACCTTTGTATTCAGCAACTTGAGTTGCTGTTACAATATCAAATACATGACAAGTAGAATAATCGGCTCCATCACCTCTAGCCACATCGGCCGTAACCATATATGATTTAGAATAGTCAGGATGTTCCCATTTCCAAAGATTTCCATCAAATCCACCCTTCTCTATTGGTTCCTGAATATATGTTTCTTTATAAAACATTAAGGTTTCCGGTTCAATTACCGTCTCACCAGAACTTACAAAGTCACAATCACACTCTTGAGCTGCTTTCTTTAAACCCAATAATTCTTCTTGCTGGTCTCTCCACTTTTGGTCTCTTTCAGGATGTACTGTCCAATGTAATCTGATTGTATTGAATGGGTTTCTACTTTCTTCAGCTCCTAACCAAGTTTGGTGAAACCAATTACCCACACCATTTGGAGTAGATAATGCAATACAACTACCACCCGTTGAAAGTGTTGATTGAGCTGCCACCCAAATCTCATCGATATCATCAATGAAAGCGGCCTCATCGAATATTAGAAGTGATAATGCTTCAGAACGTCCCGCATCAGGAGAAGATGCAATTGCTTTAATTTGAGAACCATTATTTAAACGAAGGGAAAGTTTGTTATCTTCTAAAGAACCACCTTTTAACCAACTAGGTAATAATTCATGCATTACCCTTACTTTGGTTACTAAGTTTTTTGCTACATCTTGTTTTGTTGCAATAACCAATACGTTAAAATCACTATTAAATAACATTTTCCAAAGTGCAAAACCGGCACAAAGAGTAGAAATACCAGTTTGTCTGGATTTTAACACTATATTAAAACGATTGGCAGCAAATTCAGTTAGGGTTTTTTCCTGAAATGGGAAAAGTTGAAAAGGTATCTTACCTCTCACCGGATGCTGAATCATACAATACTTTTTCATAAAGTGAATCGGGTCTACCGCGCACTTTTTGTATTCATCAGATATTATTTCCTTTAAGGACTTTTTTTGTGTTATACCTGTGCTCATATTAATCGTTAAGAGGTCTTACTAAATCGTAATTTTTATCTTTTAATTTTTCGTAAGCCGCATTTCTTAATTTAGTAGCCTGTTCAATCTCACCTTCAAACTTAACAATCTCCAAAAGGATTTCTGCTTTAAGTTCTTCCACATCTCTTTCCATATTCCAAGTTTCAATCTTACCATCTTCTTGAACTACTTCGTATGTTTGTTTAGCATCCCTATATGCTTGTTTGAATTGAGCTAATACATCGTTACCATATGCAATCATATTAGAATAAATCTTATAATCCTCATATTCATTCCACAAACCATCGTATTTTATTTCAGCTTCTCTTAACGTAAGACAATGTAAGCAATATCCAGTTTTAGATATTAATTTTTTATCAACTCTACCTACTTTGATTGTTTTACACTTATCCGATTTACAAGTATTTAACTTATCTAAGTAAGCTCTCGTTTCAGCCATTATATCACCAAGTTCTGAAAATTCTATTCTACCACCTGCAGTTTGTTCCCAAGACCTACCATTTTCATCAGTCCATTTTTCACCAACTTTACGTTTTACAATTTCTTTATCTGCACCAGAAAATGAAATAAATGAATCCTTTTCATATTCAGCACCATGCATTACCATATCAACCAACTTCCTACGAGTTGGGTGCATAAATTTTTTATTAAATTCTCTTGCCATATTACGTTTGATATATTTGTATATATAAGTATATCAAATTAAATAAAACGATTATCTTCCGTATTTAAAAATACCTAAAATTTGGTTTAATGGTGCAAATGCTCCAGTTAATTTATAGGTATTACCCCCATAAACAAAAACGATACCTTCGTTTGGAACAATTTTATCAAATCCACCTAATGTATTTAATCTTTGTAATTCAATTTTAAGTTTATCTATTTTTTGTGGGTTTCCAGATGCTTTTATTTGTTTAATGGCGTTTCCCAATTCGTTTCTTAATTGTTTTGTTGCATCCGATGGGTTTGCTGTTAATACAGATTCCATAAATTCTAATACATCTGCACCAACTCCTAAAAAGATTTCTTCAAATTTCATAATATTATTTTTCATAATCTTTTGT